CCAGTAGATCCTTGATAAACCGATTCACCAACTGTATATGTACCAGTTCCAGCACCAAGAGTAAATTTTATTGAATAAGAATGGTCAATTTCTATTTGATCAAGTTTAGCAATACCTGTATCAATTGCTTCATCAGCGTATTCAAAGAGTTCACAAACTAAATCAAAAGTTTGTAGTCCACCCATTTGATAGAAAACATTCGTATCTTGCACGTGTTTAATCTCAAAAAGGGAGTCAGACAAAGGAAAGAAAATAAGGTCACCTTCTAGTGGTTCTTTATCTCTATTGCCTGTTTCAAAATTTAAATCTATAAATCTTCTACGAGAAATTGTAAAAGTAATTTGATCTCTTACTTCTAGTCCAAAGTTACTTACAAATGTACCGTCACCTTCAAATCCATCTATGCTCTTAACGTACACTTCTACCATACGAGCATCCTCAAACTTAGAAATACGATCCTCACCAAAGATAGAATCTGTATTAACTTCAGTTCTAGGCATATAGTGAACATCAATACCGAAAGATTTGATAGACTCAATTACGATACTTTCAACTAGTCTTTGATCTGGCGTATTAGTTCCATAGTGATTAAAGTAATGATTAGTTGCCATTTATATCCTCTAACCTATATAGAAATCATCGGGGAGTTGATACTCTAATTTTCCTTCTTTTTCTAAGTATTCTAATTCTGTAGTTGCGTCATCATATAATTGTCTCCCATTTAAAGTAACACCTCCAGGCAATTGAACACCTTCAAATTTTATAAGGTTCATTCCCCATTGTTTTTTCAAAAGAGCTGTACAATATTTTTTAAGGAAAATATCACTATAAGCATCCGTATATGTTTCTGGATTCATTGAAGCGTAGGCTTCAATTACAACAAAGTCATCTATTTTAAGATCTCCACTCCAATCTATATCAAGATAAATTCTATCTCTGTGACGATTGAATCTAAATCTAGGTAATCCAGAGAAAAGATTTTGAATAGTAGAAAGATATTGTTGAGTGAAAACATAGTTTTTCATATCACCAGCTGAACCCATCGTATAAAGATCATTCAGCGCGTACTGATAGTTGACTGAAAACATATTTGTACTACCACTTAAATTTTCGGTAAGTGGTATAATTCCTGTAATACCAATATAACTCTCATCTAAAGAAAGATAATGATTATCTATATCACCGATAGTTTGAGCTGTACTACCATGAACGGTTGCTGTTGCACCGCTTGTTGCTCCTGTAATGGTTTCACTGGCAGTCCATGTAGTTGTTGTATCTGTATAATAGGTATTTCCATCTCCAATCGCTACGGCATTAGAATTATTTTTTGTAGTTGGACTCTGATATCTAATTGTAGTATTTGCACTGTGGTATTGATGAAATGTAGCCTTAATACCACTTGTTCCTCCTGTAATGGTTTCTCCACTAGAAAAAGTTCCAGAGGTTGAAGAAACGATTTGAGTTGATGCTGAAATTTGTTTTTTAACAAATTCTGGATGTGTACCATCAAAGTGAAATTCTTGCCAGTAAGCTACTGCATCATCAATAGTATCTTCAATCTGATCATCATCAAGATTTAGTTCAACAACTGGATGGCCTAATTTTCTTTTACAATAATCTTTAAATGTAGTTCTAGTTGTAGGTTGTGTCATTTGTTAAATCCTTATTTTGTAGACTCTGGTGATACGGTTATAATTCCTTGACAAACCCTCTCTACAGTAGTTTCATCTGATTGAGTATATTCAACATCATATACATACTGATCAACAGCAACGTTTGCAGTATTTGTTGCAGTCATAGAAATTGTAACATTTGATCCAGCTACGGAAGTTGAGAAAGTGTAGATATTGTTACCAGAATATGTAGATTGTCGCATCTTAGCAGCACAAGTCCCTGTAGAAATTGTGACATTTCCCCCTGCAGAGTTTTGTGCGTAGATTACTTTTTCAAAGGTAGCCCCTTGATCCATTACAAAATTTATGGTTCGTTTACTTAAAGTCAGTGCCATTTATTCCTTACGCTGTATCTAATGGGTAGTTATTTGCCCAGTATGAATTGTCTGCTTGAGTTCTAAAATAATCTTTATCATCCATTGAAGCTGTAGCCTTCAAATAATTGCTATCTGCAGCACCCGATGTTATATTAGGATACGGATCTTTTTTATTTTCAGAAGTATCTTCAAGTCTATCTGGATGATGACTTGGACTCCATATCCATGTGTTCGTGGCATCCTTATTGTTTTTTGTTGCCCACCCAAGCGGATCAAGAGCAAATCCATTTACTCTAAAGGGTTGACTACCTCCATCTTCCGCCTCGTCACCCTGTAAGTCTGAGTGTGATAATGCTGTATTCGATACCCATGTACCTGCCCAGTTTGATGCAAATACATATGCATTATCAGCCGAATCACAAAATGCACCAAATCGTGTATCTGCTTCCCTGTCTCCCTCGTATCCTACTCCTTGAATAAATCCTAAGAAGTCATTTGCATTGCTCATTTGTACATGGTGCCAATCTATTTCGTGTACTTTGCCTGTCCACAAATTTGTTTGGTAGAACTTAAAAGAGTCTTTAATATTTTGTACTAGTTGATCTTCAGTTTCAGATAGTGTACTGGTTTTGTAATATCCCACAGGCCCACCATTATACACACAAGTAATCTGATACCACATACGCAAGTCTCCTGTAACATCATAAGGATTCATTGTTTGGTATATGGTTGTACTGTTATCATGGGCATTTTCAAATGGATCTTGATAAACATTACTAGGATTGTTAGTGTATATTTTAGTATTTGCTGATACTCCCAAGACTGGCTTAAGGAATCCCTCAACACTATTGTAGTTACTCTGATTCCTACCCATGTGTCCTATTTGGAAATGGAGTCTACCTAGAAACTGTTGTAATCTAAATCCACCTCCTCGCACATTACCGTAATGCTTTGGTGACATTGCCCAGACTGTTCCATTGGGTTCGACCCTTTGATCAATATGAGTGATTTTAGTAAAGTTTGTTGAAAATGTTGATGTAATAGTAAATGGTTTTCCAGTTCTTGCTTCACCATCGGCAAGAGCAGAGTAACTACCAGTACTCCAAGTTGAGGTATCCTCGTTGTAAGTGTTTGGAGTTCCTACCAATCTCATCAATGCTTCATTCCATGCTAGATGACTATTAGTGATTATTCCTTCTGCTACTACTACATCTTGCATTTCCTCAATATCTTCATGGTGAGGGCCTTCCATTTCCCAAAAGTGTTCCTCATTGTTTTCTCCCCAATAGGGGCTGGCCGCATCAGTTCCATTGGTTACTAATCTATCTTTTGAACCATCATTTCTAACATAGTCAGTCCACAGGGTAGAACCCCATTGACCATCAGATATACTCTCTGTTACAATAGCCGGAAAGTCTCTGTCGCCCGCGTGTGGAGATATAGTTACAATACCTTCTGCTAATCTTTCTACAGTACTGGTATCAGATTGAGTGTATTCCACATCATACACATATTGGCGGTCTGCAGAAACATTGGCAGTATTTGTTGCTGTCATTGAAAGAGTAACATTTGATCCAGAAACGGATGTAGAAAAGGAATGTATATTGTTAGAGGAGTATATAGATTGTCTTAGCTTGGCCGCAGTAGTGCCGGAAGATATGGTCACATTACCACCGATTGTGTTTTGTGCGGTAATTACTTTTTCAAACGTGCAACCCTGATCTATTCCAAGATTAACAGTTTGTTTTTGGAGGGCTAATGCCACAATCTTCTCCCTTTAAAATAGTATAGTGTTGATATAGTTGTTTCTATACTATTTATATGATAAAGAAATTTGTGACTTTTCAGTTTTCTTTGGTATTTGTTTTCTTCTTTTTTTTGTTTTGTTTTCTATTGCAGGTAAATCAGCAGTAATATCAATTAGGGATTGTGTTTTTACCACTTCATTTCTAAACGATTCTATTGCTGCTCCCGTTTGCCGAGTTTGTTGACTTCCTTCAATTATTAACATTGGCAACCACGTTATTGCACAATCCCACCCATTTATATCTTTTCCTGTTTGTGGGTCTGTTCCCATTATTTGAACGTAAAATTTACATCCATGTTCTATGCATTTCTTCTTGATAAGAGGACAAAAATCACTTGTGGGATCTATCTTCATTATTTTCTCGCTGGGTTACATTATGAATAAAATAAATAAAAATTATCCTTTTGGATTGTCATCTTTTACTTTTTTTATTTTTGCAGTCATATCAGCGGAAAATACACCAGCATGATATAAATCATCTAATTGATCACCAATTACTGGATATCCGCCATCGAAGAAGTTCAATCTGTTTTTCTCCCATTCCTCCCGCGTGTCGGCCGCTGCTCTTTCCGCTTCATCTGCTTCAGCAGCTGCTTGATTAGCTGCAGCTTGTTCTTCATCAAGAATTACTTGCCGTCTGGTCAACATTGTCTGTAATGTAACACCATCAAGAGCCGAATCAATTT